AGTCAGCATGGCTGACAACGGTACTCAGTTAGCTATTGCAGCCAACCCGCAAGGCTACGTGTACAACAAAACAACTAACGTATTCACGCAAATAACTGATCCTGACTTTCCAGGCGCAGTGACTGTGGCTTACTTAGATGGCTACTTTGTATTTAACGAGCCAAACAGCCAAAAAGTATGGGTTACAGCCATTTTAGACGGCACTAGCGTTGATCCGTTAGACTTCGCTAGTGCAGAAGGCTCACCAGACGGTTTAACAGCCGTGGTGGTCAATAACCGTGAAGTTTGGTTGATGGGTACTAACTCTATAGAGGTGTGGTACGACGCAGGTACGCCTGACTTCCCTTTAGCACGTATCCAAGGCGCCGCCAACGAGATTGGCTGTCTTGCACCATACTCAGTAGCCAAAGCTGATAACAGCGTGTTCTGGCTAGGTTCTGATGCCCGTGGTAGCGGTATTGTCTATAGGTCTAATGGCTACACAGGCGTCCGTGCCTCTAACCACTCAATCGAATGGCAAATCCAACAGTACGGCGATGTGACTGACGCAGTTGCTTACACTTACCAACAAGACGGTCACACTTTCTATGTTCTTAATTTCCCAAGTGCAAACAAAACGTGGGTTTACGACGTTATTACGCAATCGTGGCATGAGCGAGCAGGTTGGTCTAACGGCTCATTTACTCGCCACCGTAGCAACTGTCAGATGAACTTTAATAGTGAAATCATCGTGGGCGACTACGAAAACGGCAACATTTATGCTTTTGACCTAGATGTTAGTAGCGACAACGGTGCGATTCAAAAGTGGCTTAGATCATGGAGAGCGTTGCCATCAGGCACAAACAACCTCAAGCGTACGGCTCAACACAGCCTACAACTCAACTGCGAAACAGGTGTTGGCTTGAATTTAGGTCAGGGCAACGACCCAGAGGTAATGATGCGTTGGTCAGATGATGGTGGCCATACATGGTCAAGTGAACATTGGACTAAAATGGGTCGTATTGGCGCGTTTGGTTTTCGTGCATTTTGGCGTCGTCTAGGTATGACTTTAAAGCTACGTGACCGCGTGTATGAAGTATCAGGCACGGATCCAGTCAAGATTGCTATTGTGGGTGCTGAACTGATTGTTGACGGAACCAATGCGTAATGGCTAGTCCGTTAAACATTACGAAAATACCTGCTCCACGGGTACAGATTATTGATCCTACGACAGGGTTGATTTCTCGCGAATGGTATCGTTTCTTTTTAAATTTGTTTGATTTGACAGGTTCAGGCACTAATCCGACAACACTAGAAGATTTGCAGCTTGGCCCACCGACAGTAACAATTGATGAATTTACTGCAATTATCAATCGCGCTAACAACGCAGACTTAGCACCAACATACGAATTAGGTACAATATCCCCACAGAACTCTGACAACGTGTCCATTACAGGCGGTAACATTGATGGCACTCCGATAGGTGATACGACGACTAGTTCAGGTAAGTTCACAACATTAAATGCAACTGGCGGTATCGGTGGGGGTAATTTTTAATGACATTTAATTCAAAACATCATAGAATTAGGCTAAATTTAGGAGCTATTTATGGCCGTTAATCTTTCTCCCGTTGGTGGCGTAGCCGCCCAGTTCTTCGACAATAGCGGCAACGTATTGACCGGCGGTAAGCTGTACACCTATTTGGCGGGTACAACTACGCCTGCAGTTACATATACGACTAGCGCAGGATTTATCGCTTGGTCAAACCCAATCATTTTAGATGCTTCAGGTCGTGTATCAGGCTCAGGTGAAATTTGGTTAACAGACGGTTTGCAGTACAAATTTTTACTAAAAGACAGCAATGATGTGTTGATTGCAACGTATGACAACATTACAGGCATCAACTCTAATTTTGTTAATTTTACAAGCGAGCAAGAAATTCAAACGGCTACAGCGGGTCAAACCGTATTTACGCTAACATCTATGCAGTATTTACCAGGGTCAAATAACCTATCTGTTTTTGTAGATGGCGTTAATCAATACGGCCCAGGCGCTCAATACGCATATTTAGAAACAAATCAAAATACAGTAACGTTTGTATCAGGGCTTCATGTAGGGGCGTCAGTTAAATTTACCACCGCATCGCCAGTCGCAAGCAACGTAACAGACGCAGAAAACGTATCTTACACACCGCCTTTTGCTAACTCAGTTACTACAAACGTAGAAAATAAGTTAGCGCAATATGTAAGCGTTAAGGATTTTGGTGCGGTAGGCGACGGCACAACAGACGACACCTTAGCTATTCAAGCTGCTATTGACTATTTATCACCTTTAGGTGGGACGTTATATTTCCCTAGAGGCGCGTATATTGTTAGCGACGCAAATGCAGATAACGCTTGTTTAACAATCACCGCACCAATTCAAGTGTTGGGTGACGGGGCTTTCTACACGTCAATTCAGCCTGCAAATAGCGTAGCAAACACCGTTAATACAATATTAGTTAACCCAAACGCTTCTTACGATCAGACTTTAATGAGCTTTAGTAAGATTTCGCTAGGAAACTTAAGCAACGGAACTAGAGCGGGCAATCATGGTCTATATTGCTTAACTTTAAATGTAAACCAAAACTTAGCTAAATTTAACGTTCAAGAATGTACTATCCAACAAGGCGCTGGGTACGCAATCTATCATCTAAACGATAACGTAGACAATATAAATGGTGGTATGTACGCCGCTTATATCAACAACAATGCTCTAAAAGGCGGTATTAAATTTGAAAACAGCGGCGATAGCTTAGTTGTTTCAAACAATATTTTATCGGGGACAGGCACAGGCGTTGATGCTGCTTTAGTAACAGGCGCGTCATTGTTATCTATTCTAGATAACAATATTACAACTACCGACTCCGCAATCATTATCCGTAGCGGTATGCGCGTTAATATACTGCGTAACAACATTGAGCATTACACAACAGGTTCAAACAGTAACAATGTAATTTCTATTTTATCTACTGGTGGTACTTATGTTGCTGGCGTAATTCAACAAAACTTAGTTTCAGCGTTTGGCGCTACTGATGCTACTAAACTTATTAGCATCAATGAAGCCCGTGGAACTCTTATTCAAGACAATACTTTTCTTGCTGGTGTAGCAGGTATTACAGCTATTAACATTACTTCTACTTGTGTAGATATTCGCGTAGGTGCAAACACTTACAATGCCACAGTTGCAACAAAAGTTACCGACGCAGGTATAGGCACTATGGGTGTTGTTAAAACACCAACCCTACTTAATAGTTGGGTAGCAAATAGTGCTGGAGAAGCACCAACGTACTATAAAGACTTGTCCGGCACTGTTAATATTACAGGTGTAGTTAAAAACGGTACCACCACTTTTGGTACTACAATATTTAACTTACCTACAGGTTTTGCGCCAACTAACAATATATTAGCCCCGCAGTTTGCAAACGACGGTTCATCAAATGTGCCTGCGTACATAGGTATTGATAACGCAGGTGCAGTGTATTTTGGACAAGGTGGCAACACAGTGTTGACAACAGCCGTTAATTTTAGCGCCGCTAATATTGCAAATTCTGTTTCGCCGGAATAAGGATTAAAAATGGCACAAACTGGATTTACCCCAATTCAAATTTACTCTAGCTCGACGCCAACCAACGCGCCAAGCGCGGGTAACTTAACCAATGACACCAAAGGTTCTGAGTTAGCAGTCAATATCGCCGATGGAAAGTTGTTTTATAAAGACACTAGCAACAACGTTCAAACCATAGCCGATAAAACTTGGGTTGGTACTGTTACCAACGTATCCGCGTTAACAATTGGCACCACCGGTACTGATCTTAGCTCTACAGTTGCTAACTCTACATCTACCCCAGTTATTACCTTAAACGTACCCACTGCGTCTGCTTCTAATCGCGGCGCGTTATCTAGCACTGATTGGTCTACCTTTAACAATAAAGCGCCTGCCGTTACATACACAACAGGTTATATTCCTTTTGGTCAAGGAACTACAACGCCCAATCAATCATCAGCGTTTACGTGGAGTAACTCTGACTTTTTAAACATAAACACAGGCAATACTGGAACTACAATTAGATCAACGCCAGCCGCTATTTTTAAGTCAAACGGAACAAATACAGATTGCAACATTAGATTTTCAGATAGTGTTTCATACGCTGCTGAGATAGGTCAGCAAAATGGCGGGTTATATGCTACCACAAGCGGTGTTGAACAGCTGCGTATTACCCCCGCAGGCAATGTAAACATAGCTACAGGCAACTTAGTCATCGGCACATCTGGCAAAGGTATTGACTTCTCAGCTACGGCGGGTACAGGCACAAGCGAGTTGCTGAATGACTATGAAGAAGGTTCTTGGACACCTGTTGACGGTAGCGGTGCTGGTTTAAGTTTTACAAGCGCGTCTGGTGTGTATACAAAAGTAGGTAGACAAGTAACTGTATTTTTTACGCTTGTCTATCCAACAACTGCAAACGCTAACGCCGCAAGAATTGGTGGTTTGCCGTTTACTGCTGCCAACAGCAATAATGGTTTTAACAGCGGCGCTTTTAACGTAAATAATTCAGGTCAAGTTGTTCAACCTTCAATAGTAGCAAATGATGTTTTATTTGCCGCGTTGCTAACAGCAACAGGAACTAGCGCAACAAACGTACAACTAACTGGCGCATCTTTGCGCGGTGGTTTTTCTTACTTTGTATAAGGAACTAAAATGGCAATTACAAAAGTAACGTGGTCGATGGTTAACCAAACGTCAACCAGTGATGCGTTAAACAACTCTTATTTAGGTAACGGCGCGCTTGATTCATTAACGACAGGCGGCGCAAATACGGCGTTTGGCGCAAGCGCTGGAACGGCTATTACAACTGGTAGCCAAAACACAGCAATCGGTAAAAGTGCGTTAGAAACAATGGTTGCAGGTAATAACAATACTGCTTTAGGTTTTAGCGCGCTTAAATTTGCAAACGACCCAACGTGCGTTCAAAATACTTGCCTTGGATCATTTTGTGGTGAAAAAATTACCACCGGTAACAACAACACCGCCGTTGGTCATAACACTTTGCTTACATTGACAACGGGTGATTTAAACACCGCAATTGGGCAGGGAGCGCTTGCTTACAACGTAATTGGAAACTACAACACGGCGTCTGGTTATCACGCGCTTTTAAATTTTACTGGTGATAACGGCGTTGCTTACGGTGTAGAAGCGTTGGCTTCGCTAACTACTGGCGTCAACAATACCGCTATTGGGTATCGGGCGCTGAAAAATGTAACGACAGCACAATCAAACACAGCGTTTGGCTATCTCGCAGGTCAAGTTGTAACTAGCAGCCAAAACACTATTGTTGGTGATAGCGCTATGTTTGCTACAACAACTGGCGCGGCTAATACTGCGATTGGCTATAATGCGTTACTTGCAAATCAAACGGGCGCAAACAACACTGTTGTGGGTTCGCAATCGTTAATTTCCAATATTTCTGGAAGTGGCAATACATCTGTTGGTCGCACTACATTAATTAATGCTACAGGAAGCGACAACACCGCCGTTGGTCATAACGCACTAAATGCTTGTACAACGGGGGTTTCTAACACTGCAATTGGCAATGGCGCGCTTATAGCTTTAACAACTTTTCAAAATTGCACAGGGCTTGGCGAATCGGCGGCGGTTACTGGAAGCGACCAAGTTCAATTAGGTAATAGTTCCACTACAACTTATGCTTATGGTGCAGTACAAAATCGTTCTGACTTACGCGATAAAGCAGACGTTCGTGACACCATGCTTGGCCTTGATTTTATTAACAAGTTGCGCCCTGTTGATTACAAGTGGGACTACCGCGAAGATTATGCAAAAGATAAAATTACACCTAACGGAAGCAAAAAACGTAACCGATATCATCACGGTTTAATTGCTCAAGAGGTAAAAGCAGTTTGTGATGCTGTGGGTGTTGATTTTGGTGGCTATCAAGATCACTCAATTAAAGGCGGCGACGATGTTATGTCAATTGGGTATGCTGAACTAATTGCGCCTATGATTAAAGCAATTCAAGAATTAAAAGCAGAAATTGACGTATTAAAAGGAGCAAAATAATGCTTGAAAAACAAGTTGTAGTTGATTTAGTTGAAGCCATTGAAAACGGTACTGTACAAGTCCGTACCGCTACCAAGATCGTGGACGACGGCGTAGAAGTTAGCCGATCATTTCATCGCCACGTAGTTGTGCCAGGTCAAGACTACAGTCAAGAGGACGCTAAAGTACAAGCAATCTGCGCTGCCGTTCAGACGCCTGACGTCATTGCAGCGTATGAAGCAGCACAAGAAGCCGCCCAAGTAAAAAACGAGGCTTAGTATGACAGTAACCGTTAGCGTACTAATCCCCGCCAAAATTGCTGAGAATACCCAGCAGACGCAATACACGTCTAATGGCGTTAAGACGATTATTGATAAGTTCACGGCTACTAATTTCAGTGCTTCGGCTGCAGTGATCAGCGTGAACATTGTCACTACGGCAGGCACCGCAGGTAACGAGAACTTGATTACCAAGACCAAGACGCTACAGCCAACGGAAGTATATACCTTTCCTGAGTTAGTCGGTCAAGTGCTGAACTCTGGTGATTTCATCTCCACGTTGGCGGGTACAGCCACTGCCATCAACATTCGTGCATCTGGCAGACAGATTACAAGCTAATGGAACAAACTAACGTGACTTACGACATCACACCATTCGCCAATATGGGCTTGGCAACGGTTGAAGTCACGAAAGAAAAGATTGTTGCGTTGCAAGACGAACTGCTCAAGATGGAGCAAGCCGACATTGTGACAGAGCACACGTTTACGCCAGGCGTTTACGAGCGTAAAATTATTGTGCCACCGTGGTGTGTTTTAACAGGCGCACCGCACAAAACAGCCTACAAAGTTAGGCTTGAAAAGGGTACAATCGCTGTAAACATTGGTACAGAAGTAAAGATTTTGACTGCACCGCTAGAGTTTGACGCAAGCGCAGGTGAACAACGCGTAGGGCGAGTGTTTGAAGATGAAGTCGTTTGGGTAGATATTTACGAAAATTTAGATGATTGTACGGATATTCCTACACTAGAAGATCGTTTATATGTTGTGCCTGAATGTGGTTTGGGGTCTAATAGAGTGAAAACGTTAGCTGCACCTGAAACGCAGCTTATGATAGAAGGAGAAGCATAATGGCCGGATTCGTAGCAGCAGCCGTTGTAGGTAGCGCCCTGATTGGGTCAAGCGCCTCTAAATCAGCCGCAGGTACACAAGCAGCCGCGTCTAGGGATGCAACAGCCGCGCAAGAGCGGATGTTTGAACGCCAAGTTGAGTTGCAAGAGCCGTTTAGAGAAGCGGGGATGGCAGGTCAAAATCGACTAATGGAATTGTTAGGCCTTGGTAAAGATAAAACTGCTGCCGACTATGGTAAATACGCATCGGCTGAGTTTGGTATGGATAAATTTACTGCCGACCCAGGCTATGCGTTCCGTATGTCTGAAGGCTTAAAAGCATTAGATCGTTCGGCTGCAGCTAGAGGTGGTTTATTGTCAGGATCAACACTCAAAGGCGCGCAACGCTATGGTCAAGACTTAGCTTCAACAGAATACCAAAACGCGTTCAATCGTTATCAGACTGCTCGTACAAACACATTGAACCCATTTGCTAGTTTGGCTGGCGTGGCTCAGTCATCTGCTAATACCTTAACAGGCGCGGCGGGTACCTTAGGCAGTCAGATTGGCTCTAACATCATTGGTGCAGGCAACGCTATGGCTGCTGGTCAAGTTGGATCTGCTAACGCCGTCAGTCAAGGCGTTGGTCAAGGTATTAACTTCTATCAAGGTCAGCAATACTTAAACAGATTACCTAACTACAATGCCCCTACTATGTATGGCCCACCAAGCTCTGCAATGATGCCTTACGAAGGATAATATATGGCTACTATTGACCCAAGCATTGCTCTAGGCGTAAAGCCTGTACAAATTGAGAATCCTGTTAATCGTTTTGCGCGTCAACAAGAGTTGAGCGTCAATATGTTAAAGGGCCAAGAAATGCAACAAGCTGTACAAGATAGAAATTTACTTAGACAATTAGACCCTTCATCTAAAGATTACATTTCTCAGGTAGGCCGCATCAACCCTAAACTAGCGTTAGAGTTGAAAGAAGGCCAACTTAAAACTAAAAAATTAACAGGTGAAATAGACGAACAAGCAATAAAGTTACACCGCGAACGTGTAGCTGATTTGGCGTTTAACCCATCAGACAATAACGTATTGGCTCATCTTGAAGATGGCGTGCTAAAAGGTAATATTACGCCTGAACAAGCCAAACAACAATGGTCACAAGTAGGCGCAATGAACCCAACCCAACGTAAAGAATACTTTACATTGATGGGTGTAAATGCTGAAAAACGCCTAAGCGACATTACTACACGTCGTGGTCAAGACATCACCGCGCAAACAACGCGTCGTGGTCAAGATTTGCAATACGACCCAGAGTTGCAAGGTAAAATTGCTGCAAGTAAAAAACGTGCTGAAGGTGAAGTTGCGCAAGAGATTCAAGGTAAGATTGACGTTACAGCTAACCGCAAAGCCTTGGCTACGGCAGGATATGATGTTGCGACTGGTAAGGATGAAATTTCAGACCTTATCAAAAAATCTACTGGTAGCTATATTGGTAAAGCTGTTGACATTGGTGGTCGTACCTTTGGTACATCTACGGAAGGCTCAAAAGCCTTGGCTGCTCTTGAGCAAAAAGGTAACGCTATTACGTTCGGCTTGTTAAACGGTAAACTAGGCGCAGGTATATCTAAATCTGACGCGGAATTAGTTGCTAGTTTGGTAGGCCGCGTTGGCGACGGTACTCTACCTGTAGATGATCGTTTAGCCGCATGGAACAGCGCTAAAGATTTAATGGTTCGTTTAGGTATGATTGAAGCGCCTACCTCTAACATTAACGTGCCTGGGCTACCACAAGTTAAAGTACCTGGCGGCGCAGCTGCACCTGCAGCTAAACCATCTCTTAACGATATTTTTAATCCTAAAAAATGACAACTATTCAGGAACAAATCGCTCAAGCTAAAGCCGCAGGGTACGATGACGCCGCGATCACTAAGCACTTAAGTGGTTTGCCTGAATACAGCGGTAAAGTCAAAACAGCCTTAGACGCAGGGTATCAACCTAGCGACATCTTAGGCTATCTAGCTCCTATGACGGTCACTGCAAAACGTGAAAACGTTGCTGCAGAACGTGCGCCTTCATGGGCTAAAGATTACCCGAACGCTTACGACACGCTTGTAAAAGCACGTAAGATTGCTGGGCCAACGATTGAAATGCTAGGCACTGCAGGCGGTGCTATTTTAGGTGGCGGAGCAGGTACAGTTGCTGGCCCAATTGGTACAGCCACAGGCGGTGTAGCTGGTGCAGGTTTAGGCTATGGCATAGCTAAAGAAGCGCTAGAACAAGCCGACGTTTATCTTGGTTTAAAAGCACCTCGCACTACACAACAGTTAGTTACTGAGCCAGCACGTAACATTTTAGAAGGTGCAACGTATGAGGCTGGTGGCCGTGTAGTTGCCCCCGTAATTGCCAAAGGCCTTCAAGCAACAGGTACAGCCATATCTAACACGCTTGGTAAGGTTGCTGACATCCGTAACATTCCAGGTCAAAAAGCCGCTAAGATTGCCCGTGAGTCTATTGGGGGTGGTGAGCTAGACGACGTTATCAACGCTTTGCGTAACTCCAAGCCAGGTCAAACACCTGCGCAAGCCTTGGCTGAGGCAGGTATTAACCAACCAACAACCCAAGCGTTGTTAAAACGTGCGGCTGAACGTGATCCTAAATTCTTTACAGATTTGCTAAACACGCAAGACTTTGCAACTGTTAACAAACTAAGCCAGTTGGCAGGTGGCGAAACAGCTACTGCATCTCGCAACACGCTTACCAACGCTAAAAACGCTTTGAACGCCATGACTGGCCCAGAGCGTGAGCTTGCCTTGAACCGCGCTAACTTAGGCAAGTCTGTGGCTGAATATGAAGCCCAAGCAGGTAAGTTAGGTAAAGAAGCGGCGGCCAAAGTACAAGAAGTGCGTGATTTGATTAGCGCAGGTAATGCAGCAGAAGCCTACGCTAAGTTGCAAGTTATCAAACAAGGCTTGCCAACAAGCACTGCTCGCTACACTTACGCTAATGAGTTGGCTGAAAAAGCCTTTGGCGAATGGTCTGACAAAGCAGCGCAGGCATCCTTAGACCTTGGTCAAGGCGCTCGTTTTGCAGGTGATGCAGCTAAGACCTTGCGTAACTACGGTATCAAACCTATTGAAGGTGCGCCGTTGGTACAAAATATTATGGGTATTGCTGACAACCCAGCGTTTGCAGGTAACGACGTGTTGGCAGGTGCAGTGCGTAACGTAGCCGACGACATCGCTAAGTGGACTAGCTCAGGCGGTGTGGTAGATGCTAGAGCATTGGACGCTATTCGTAAGAACTCTGTTAACGCAGCCATTGAAAAACTACGCCCAGGCTTAGACGCAACGTCACAGAAGAAGTTGGCTGCAAGCGTGTTGTCTGACATCAAGCCACTATTGATTGACGCAATTGAAGGCGCAGGTGGTACAGGCTACCGTAAATACTTAGAGAATTACACTAAGGGTATGCAAAACATTGGTCAGACCAAGTTGGGCGCGCAAGCGATGGAGTTGTATAAGAAGTCACCGCAACAGTTTGTTGACTTGGTTGAAGGCAATTCACCAGAAATGGTTGAAAAAGTCTTTGGTTCTGGCAATTACGACATTGCTGTTGAAATGAGCAAAGACGCCTTGAAAACACTCAAGGGTGCGGCTAAACAGGTAAAAACATCCGCTGAAATGGCTAAACAGGCCACAGCAGGTGAGCAAGCCTTGGTTGAGCTAATGAAGGACAACGTTTCAACATTGAAGTTGCCTAACGTATTTAGCGTGGTAGCGACAACAACCAACAAAGCTTTGGACATTCTTGAAAAGAAAGTCGGTAAAGCAACTATGGCTAAGTTGACTGAAGCGGCTAAGACATCTAAGAGCTTTGATGATTTATTGAACACCTTGCCTGCGTCTGAACGCAACATAGTTCTTAAGACTATCCGTGACCCAAGTCAATGGAAAATATCTAAAGAAGTTGCTAAAGCGGTACCAGAAAAACTAAGAGGTGGCGCTATAGCAGGTGCTAACGCGTTATCAGAGGACAAAAACCAAAACGCATTGGCTCGATAATGGATCAGACTTTAATAAACTGGGTGTTCGCCGGCGGTGGCGCAGCTTTTGGATGGGTGCTTAAAGTGGTGTGGGACGCCATTCAGGAACTCAAGCGCGACTTGCGTGAAATTGAAAAAGACGTTGTGCGTCGTGATGATTTTAAAGATGTCATCAAAGAAATTAAAGACGACATGAAAGACGGCTTTAACAAAATTGACTCTACACTAGGCGTACTTTTTAAAAAGATTGACCACCTAAACGAGAAATGAAAGACTTACTGCCACAAATCCTAGCCTATGTCAGCAGTCCGTTTAGGCTGTTTGCGGTGGTATTGATGGCATTTTTGACGTTTGCAGGCTACTTTGTTTGGCAGAACCAAGGCTTGATGCTTGATGCTTACACCAAGTCCAAACAACTACCTTCCATGAACACTGCTCGGTATGATGACGCAGCCAAAGTAATATTTAAAGGTACAAACGCTGACATGGTTGTTATCTTTTCAGTCAACCCCTTGCTTGGCACTCGCATTGTAGAGCGAGCCTACCTACCCGATAAACGGTACAAAGAGTTTGATGGCTACGACGTAGGTCTTTTTACTTCTAATATAGCCAACAACAACGACATCATTAAATTGATGGCTAATGAAATACCTTGTAGCGAATACAAAACAGCGCAGTCCGAAATAGGCCTATGGTACAAATCTATTGGTATTAATTACACTTGCCGAGTATCTGTACCCCCTGACACTAACAAGTTTATAGGTCAAATTACAGTAGGGTGGAAAGAGCAACCAGAAACCCCAGAATCTATGTTAATAATCGCATCATCAATGTTAATGAGGAAATAATATGCTACCTATTGCAGCCCTACTCGATGTCGGCATGAAAGTGCTAGATAAGTTCATTCCTGATCCCGAAGCTAAAGCCAAAGCTCAAAAAGAGCTATTGCAGATGCAACAAGAAGGTCGTTTGGCTGAACTCAACGCTGATAACGTAGAAGCGCAAGAGCTAACTAAACGCCAGGCTGCCGACATGAACAGCGACAGTTGGCTGTCTAAAAACATTCGCCCTATGACGCTTATCTTTATCTTGGCTGGTTACTTTACCTTTGCCATGATGTCGGCGTTTGATATTGAAACTAACAAAGCCTATGTAGAACTGCTAGGTCAATGGGGTATGCTCATCATGTCGTTCTACTTTGGTGGCCGTACATTAGAAAAGATTATTGACGCAAAGGCTAAAAAAAATGATTGAGAACCTAGACCGCGCTTTGGCGCATACTCTTAAAGAAGAAGGTGGTTACGTTAATCACGAAAAAGACCCAGGCGGTATGACTAATTTGGGCGTGACCAAGCGGGTTTGGGAAGAATGGGTGGGGCATCCTGTAGACGAAAAGCAAATGAAAGCCCTCGTCGCAGCCGACGTGACCCCACTATATCAGCGAAAGTATTGGAACGCTACCCGTTGTTCTGACTTGCCTGCTGGCTTGGACTTGTGCGTGTTTGATACCGCAGTCAACTCTGGCCCAGGGCGAGCCATCAAGCTATTGCAGACATACGTAGGCGTGGCAGCAGATGGCGCTATTGGCGACAAAACCTTGGCTGCTATTAATCAGTTTAAGAACCAAGCCTTAATTGACTTGATCAACGGGTACTCT